GCTAATTAAATCCAACTTTGTTAAATCTCTATCACACGCTTCCATAAACATATGATAAAAACCATAGCGATCTAACACTTGTTTTAATCCATCGTCAAATCTTGCATCTTGTTCTTCAACTCCATCAGCGTCTGCTCCAAAAATTCTTGGGAATTGTTGTTTAGTTCGCTTAGCAAAGTCGAAAAAAAAAGCATCGCACCGTTGAATTGTTCCAACGTCATTTGCTCAACGTACGATTCATTTAGCACACGATTTTCAATTGTGTATTTTTCAATTGTGTACTTGTCAACAACACGTTTATCAATTGGTCTGTACAACACACCCATAATCTTAACGATGTTAGTATGCACATCTTTGCACCATTCGCTGATGTCGGCATATTCACCTGCTGTAATGTCATATAGATTTGGAATGAAACCAAAATCTTTGTCTTTAATCGTAATCACTTGAAAGAACTTTGCGCGTTCTTCTTGCAACGAATCAACAAACGCGTTAATCAAAGTCGGCAAATCTTTAACTGGTATTTGCTTCGCTTTTTCTTTATCGATTTGACAGCACGCACACACTTGTTCGATTTCATTTTTCGCTTGTTTAAAATCGCGATAGTGTTTAAGCGTGATGCTTGAATAATCTGCTGGTATACTTACACGTAATGCCATATTATTATGTTGTTTATTTTCAACTTAAATGTTCTTTTTGTTGTCTACGATCCACAAACAAAACAATCGTTGCCGTTATCATTTAGTATGCGTTCGATTTCTTCATTGATTTGTTCTTCACTCCACGTTGGATGGAACGCTTTGATTTGTGAACGCAAAAATGCGTTGTTGTTGTCGCTCATAATTTGTTTATTTTTTTTTAATATAACATTCCATGCCCATTTGTCTTTTGGCGCATTCCACAATTCTTGAAGCATTGATTCTAAAACGCTCATATAATTAATTTATGTGTGTTGATATCGTGTTCTTCAAATAGATTTCTAATGTGTTCAAACACTTCTTCAATTCCTTTTTGATAATCTGAATTTTGATTGACGTTGTATTTAGTAAATGTGCGATAAGAATTCGTTTGTAACTCCCAAAGCATCATTGCCATATCAGTTGCTTTCACGCAACGTAAATGCGCAAGTGCATCATCACCATCGTCTAAATTAAAAGTTAATGTTGCTTTCATTTGTACTTGCGAATTAACTCAAAAGTTTTTTTTATGTCTTGCCAGTTTAAATGCGGTTTGTCATTTACTTTTGAACCACTCCACGCAATGGTATATCCGTGATTGGCATTAACAAAATCTTCGCGTTGAACTTTGTTACCATTAACAGCATCAAGATATATCCACGGGTAATTACCCACAAGCGAAATTTCAATGCCTATTTTTTTCAGTCGATTAATGAACACTTCGATTTCATTCATAACTTATCGTTGATTACAATTTGTAATGGTTCTTGATTTGCACCAGTTAATTCAGTCATTTGTTTTGGATTACCATAAACACGTGACAATAATGTTTCAATAGAATACAAAGAACCTTTTTCTAATGATTTGCGCATTGCGTTTGCAATTGTCTTTTCAAGTATTGTGGCTTGTGGGTTGTCCCACACTTCTTTTAGTTCTTCAATATCCATTGCCATCATTGCTTGAATTGTATCATTGATTTCGCTCAGTTTATAACCGTTCTCTTTTAATAATGATACATACTTGCGTGGTCTGCCTTTTCTATTTATTCGTTCGGGGTGTGTATCAAATCCATCACCCTTCTTCAAGTTGTCTAATTTGTTTGCCATATTCGGTTGCTTTTCGGTTGTTTAATCTAATCCAACAAATGCTTTCAAAGGATAGAACACCAATGAATTTCTATACCCCCCTTCGTGTGTTGGGATAATTGGTGTAACACCGTGAACATTTTTCCACGCTGGGTAAACAAGTATTGAATTATCTTGTTGTCCGATTGTAGCATTGTAATCTGGTATATGCAAATCACCCCCTTTTGAATTATGTTTCTTGCAGATAATTACGTTTACTGCTCCAACTATATTTCCAGTATCACGATGGAATGGTGCGCTGATATTGTAGTTTGAAATTGAAGAAGTAAAAAAATTTGCAAATCTCCATTTTTGTTTTACCGCTTCAAACAATTTGACCTGCTGTTCATACTGTTGTGGTAATATTTCTTTTATTAATTGTTCGCTTTCAATTGCAAGTAACAACATTGCTTTTATAAATGTTTGTGCTTTTTTTTCTGAATGTATACTTGAAATAGTTGCGTATGGTCTTCTCATTACTGGTTTTGGAGGAACACTTCCAATAATCGCACTCATTTGACTAACGCCTATTTTTCTTGCCTCACTTCTTTTCATTCCTTCTTTAGATAATTTAACTGTTTCCATTCTATCTAAATATGACTTTGGAACATTTTTACTTCTAAATTCCGCATTAGCCAAATCCGCAAGTTTACACATTTTATCTGGCATCTTGGTAAGATAGAAACCAATTGGAATACCATCTGAATAAAAGATACAATCTTCTGTTATATTAGGTTCAATGTATTCACAAGCCTCACCAATCTTTCTGCTGTGAGGAATAGGTGTTAAATCAATTCTTTTCATTTTACTATTTTTTTGTAGTGAGTAGCCAACCCTTTTATGTCAGTCTTCATATCCACGCGCTCACCTTTTCTTTGCAAGGTTACAAAAGGATTCCACTCTTTACACATCTTCTTTGCAGATTCCTCATCTTTCTTTGCCTTATACATATCCTGCAACCCACCTGCATTGCTTCCAACATCTGGACAAGCAAACCAATATCTATTGAAGCGCAGTATACCATTACCATTCTTTATTGTTTGCAAGGCAAAGTCCCTATCTTCTTTTAGGTTAAACTCTGAACGGTAATTCCAAGAGATTTTCTTGACATTCATCAAAACACAAACTTCTGCAAACTTTTTATTTATTGAGTAATTTGTTTTTTCATGCCAAGCGTGCTGCGTGTAATTGATACCAACAATTTCAAAAGGAAGTTTCTTTGCCTTATCTAAAATATCAAACCAAATAGAAGCGTCTTTCTTTACTGTCTTGCCGTTGTATATTCCGAAGGAAGTTACATCGTCGTCGCAGACAATAACCCATTCGTGATTGTTCTTTCTTGCGTAATCAAGCATAAAGTTTCTGACATATCCAATTCCTTTATTGTTTTCTAAAATAGAAACTTTATTTGGAACTGGGTATCTGTCTATTTCCTGCGGTTCAATAAAATGGCGAACTTCAATTCCAACTTTTTCAAAAAGTTTATACGTTTTTGTTGTTGGTCTTGACTTACTTGGTATAAAACAAATCATAACTTTTCTTTTTCTGATTTAAGATATTCCATTATCATTCCACCAACATAAGCATTTCGTTCGCGCCAAAACTTTACAAGTTCATATGCTTCTTCGTAATGCTCTGCTTCAAATTCAATTTGGATTGCTTTCTTTACGCCATCAGCCATATCAGAAATTAAATCATCTAAATCATCACCTTCATCTAAAATAGAATAATCAACATCTGCTGGTGCTTTCCAAACATCTAAACCCCATTCAACAAGCATATCAGAATCCCATTCGTTGGCTACCATTTCCCAATCCCATTCACCATAACCAACATTATCTTTAATTATAAATTGACGTTGTTCATCTTCAGTCAATTCTGATGCTTTGATAATTGGTATTTCTTTTAATCCTGCTTCTTTACACGCTTTTAAACGCATATTACCACCGAGAACAATCATATCATCGTTAACAACAATTGGTCTTAACTCCAACATTTTCGGAAACTGTTTTATTGAATTAACCAGTTTGTTGAATTTGTCATCTTTAATTAAACGTGGGTTGTTTGGATTTGATTTCACTTCTGAAATCTTAACGATAGTTGTTTTCATAATTGTATAATATAATTTTGTGCTAATTTACTTAAATATACTAATCTATATAAATGATATTAAAAAGAAAAGAAAGAAAAAGAAAAAAGTTTAAAAAAGAAAAAGAAAGAAAAGAAAAAGACCCCCCAAGAAAAACAAACGTTCACGCTCAATAAGAGCATTTACACGATCCAAGCATTGGTGTATTGCAAGTGTTGACATTTGATACTGCGCTATGTCCTACGCAGGTTAATTGATTAATGCTACGCATCAAATAAGAGTAAAAGAAAAGCGCAAATGGAGTAATGCAACAAACCACCAAATGCGCTTCCTTTTGATTTTGGAAATCCTAAACTAACTAAATATGATATGACAAATTGCATTGGTGCAAATTTCGTTTGATTATTCTTGATATAAAAATAAAGTTACCAACTGTTACGAACTTTTCAAAGATTCACGCATTGTTTTTATCTCGCGTTTAATACACGCACTACAAGTTGAACGTTCATTGTATGCTTGTGTAATTTGGTCTTTGTAAGCATAGAACTTGTTACGTTGTGCATCGTCAATCTTACCAGTTGATTCGATTGTATCAAGCAATTCAATCAACGCAAGTTTTTCTTCATCTGTTAATAGACCTTTCCATTTACCTGCTGGGCAACTTGCAAGTGAAAGTTTTGCTTTGATAGGCATAACGCAACCACACAAGTGAATTGATTTCTTGCGGTACATAACTTCAATTTGTTCTTCACCACCTACGATTAACGATCCACACGATTGTGTTGATGCTTCAAAAAATTTACAATTGCGACAGATTTCTAATCGTCTATTGTATTCAGAACTTCTAACGAATAACATTGTTTCGGAGTTTTTGTTTTACTTTATCTATTGTTCTATAAAGATACACTTGTGGTATACCAGTTTGTTTACTGAATTCTTTGTACGTGAAATCTTCTAAAATATATTCTTCAAACACTAATCTTTCAAATTCACTTAATCTGCTAATTAGAATGTCTAATTGTTCGTTTGTCATTCGCGCACCTAACCACGTTTTATCTTCTTCATAATTCTTATCTACAAAATCACGTTTGTTTCTTTTGTATTCGATGTGTAATTTGTAGAACGGTGATGATGGTGAATTAACTGATAAGTACATAACACGTATCAAATAGAATTCAAATTCGTCATTCTGCAAAAGATTATCAATATGTTTACTTGTGATAGCACTAATGATTGATTCATGCAAAAGGTCTTCATACCATTCAGCATTCCGCGCAATGTTACGTGCCAACTTTTTGAGATGGTCATAATTCTTGCTTATGTATGCATCAAGAGTCAAGGTAGTTCTTTATTATTTGAATTGCTTCGTCACTCCCCTTACAAATATAACTTTCGTAGTTTCTGATTCGCAATTCGTCACGCCACCACTTTTGTTCGGGTGATGCCGTACCACCTTTTTCTTTTTTCATTTCAATTGCTAATCCAAAAAATTCACCACGTGGTTCATATATAAATAAGTCGGGAAATCCTTTTACATAACCAGTTCGTTTCATTTTGACTGCTTGTAAATAACTTGTACGCATACCACCTGCTGATGCGCAATAAAGTGCGTTTGGATAGTTAGCACGTATAAATTGTATCACCAATTGTTGCTGATATGCTTCGCTATTCACGTTCAAAACACCTTTCTTGTATGTTTTTTTAGGTTTTCTATGTAAAGTTTTTACGTTCATTTTCAATCAGTTAGATATTAGTCATAAAAAAAAGTGAAAAAAAAGTTTGGTATTTCAAAATGTCGTTTTATATTTGCTCCATCAAACAAAGATAATTAAAACAAAAAACAAAACACAATGTACACACACATCTATTTCAGTAACATCGAAATCTTCATCGCTGAGTGCGAACAAAGAAACATCAAACCAACCAACGTATCTTACGAGTACGGTGAAACAACTGGTGCAATTGATTTTGCAACGAACGAAAAACTTATCATGTGCGATGTTGCTTATGACAATTGCGCACGTTACGAACGCGCTCACTAATATGTACTACGTTCAATTTATAATCGATGGTAAGTTGTTTAACCAATATAGATTTCCAACGCGCTGGAAGGCAATGCAAAAATTACTTTACCACGCGTATCAAATGCGAATTACAATCAGAGAAGACAAGTTATACGCTTGTGATAATTTAAACCAACCAACACAAGAAATCAAAATCATTTATTCAGAAACAAAACCAGTATGAAAAAAGAACTTAAATGGATAATCGTAACAATCGTAATCTTCGTTGTTATCGGAATCGTTGGCAATGACGAATACGAATTTGAAAAGCGTCAAGAATCAGTAATCACTCAAAACAAATAATACAATGCAAACACAATTTAACACAGATTTTTTATCACAACTTGGAACGTCAGATTTTGAAAGTTGGGTATTGGTTCAACAAGCGTATCGTGAAGAATGCTGGAATGAATCGATTATGGAATGTGGATTTAATACAAACACTGGTTATGTTTACATAGCACTTGATAATGGAATTAGTATTGCATCTTGTTTTGGTCAAGATGTAGAATATATCATCTTTGATTTTGAAATAGGTGATGAATACTTTTTAGATTCATACGCTGAAGCATTAGAAAAACAAAATGAAATTAACGCATAATAAAACAAATATGACAAATGAAAACAAAACATTCACACTTTCCGTTCGAGAGCGAAACGCTATTTACAATGCTATCATCACTACGCAAAATTACTACGCAGATAAGTGTAATGGCAACGCGCACGTTGACGAATACTTTTATGCAAGAATCGACGAACTTGAATCAATACTCAACAAATTTATCACTGGCAAATTCGACAAATAAACGCAAGTATGTTTGCGTTAAAAAATCTGCTGATGCTTACAACTTTACGCACAATGAAATTTCAAACAACATTGTGAAGTGCAAAAAGATTTCAGAATTGCGTTGGAACGATAGCATTATTGAACCATATTTGTAACCAATTAAAACAAAATACAATGACAAATCAATTTGAATTAAGTGGTGTGTGCGAAAACATTGCGCTCACGCACGAACAACTAACATCATTTCGGAATTCGTTCTTTGCGCACATCAAAATCTGCGCTCTTGAATCTGATTACAAAGAACAAGTGATAACACCAGTTGCATTAAATGGCAGGTTGTACAAGCTACGCACGTATGGTGAATGGACAGAACACGATGGTGTGGATCACTACGAATGCATAGATGCAGAACTTCAGTCAAATATTGAGAATGTGTGGTGGGGATTGAACACTGATTGGTTTCACACTCGTTTTCGTCACAAAGATTTCGCACCAATAAATTTTTAAGATATGGATTATGAATTAGAGCGTTGGGAAGAACGCAACGAAAAAAAACAACAAAGTAAACAATTAAAATCAAATACAATGAGTAACAAAAAAAGTGTAGTTAAACACGTTCAAAGTGCAGGTACTTGGAACGGAATGTTCAAATTCGATATCGATTTCGAGAACGGTGATACCGGTACCTGCTTCTGTAAAGAAGAATCAAGCGTTCAAAAGAACTTTCCAATCGGCAAAGAAGTTGAATACGAATTTACGCCAATGGGTAAAGGTCATAAAGTGAAAGCAGTATATAATCCTGCACCAACTGGTGGTTCTAATGGTGGTAATGGTAATGGTGGTTTTAAATCATTCGCTAAATCACCCGAAGAACAATCACGCATTGCACGAATGAACGCTTTAACGAACGCAGTTAATTGGGCAGTAAGTAAAGATTCAGCAACTGAACTTGACGTGCTCACAATTGCATCTGCATTCGAGAACTTTATAATGAGCGGATTGAACACATCAACAACAACTAATAACACGGAAGATATTCCATTCTAAAAAACAAAACAAAATGAAAAAGTTAATTAACTTAACACAAGAAGTAAAATCATTACTTGAAAAGAGACCTGCACTACGTGAATCAAATCGTAAGTTGTGCATCGCAATTTGGAAACTCGAAGCGAAAAGAAAGAAATTAGAACCATCTTTTTTCTTTGAGAACTATGAACGCGGTGCGTTGTCTTGTGGTGATAACATCGTTCGCGTTGCTCGATTGCTTAAGGCAGAAAATGAACAACTGCGCGGAATGAATCACGTAACAAATCAAAAGAAAGCGTTAATCGGTAAAAAAATCTTAAGAAAAAAATGAAAACACAAAGAAAAAAATTCGACAAAGAAAGAATAATTGAATTTTGCAAATTGGTTAATGCTGGAATGAAACCAAAAGATGCTTTGGCTAAAATGAAAGCGTGTCAAGGATATCAAACAGCACTCAAAAAAAGCGGAATTTATTACCAAGTTGGTGATAATTATTATGCAGTTGAACGATTAACAGATGCTAAATATGACGCTTTCAAAAATTTAAGATATCAAGAACAAAAAAAATATAATATCAAAAGTGTTAATAAATATGAATTGCCAGTACAACGTAAACCAAGAAAGAAAAAACAATTAAACACAATTCAAAAATTTATAAAAAATATATTTAAGATATGATAGTTGAACGTTATAACACACCATTCGCACGATTCGTGAAGAAGAATTTTGGTACAATTAACAAGTTCAAAAAAGTTTTAAGTGTAAGCGAACCAACCGTTCGCTTATACTTGAAACACCCGACAAGAATGCGCATCGAAGATTTCAATCGCATCTGTAATTTTTTGGAAATGAAACGTGAAGACGTATGGAAATCAATGATAACTGAAGTAACAATTAAAAATGAAGGCAATGAATGACATAACTGGTACACGCGCTATACGTGCGATTAAAAATGAAATCATTGAGATGATTCCACCAACACATTACAAACGATTTAATCAATTGTGGGAACTTGTTGTGCCTAGCGTAACAACTCCATCAGCAGAACAGATTGAAGTGCAACAACAAATAGCTTGTGAACGTGATAGATTTTGGTTGTGTGTTGAAGATAAAGTGTGTACGCACATTGGAATTAACAGCGCAGAACTTTATAACAAAACACGCGTTCGTGAAGTTAGTCACTCTCGACAAATAGTGTGGTGGATCGTGTACAACACGTGCAGAATTTCATTACAAGCATTAGCGAATCGATACTACAAAGACCACGCAACTTGTTTGCACGGAATCAGACAAGTGAATGGATATGTGCAACACGATAAATCTTTTCGATTAGATGTTGAACTTATATGCGATGCAATTGCAAACGCAGGTTTTACACAAGCAAAAGAATTCTTTACTACTTTTACGAACGAATGTGAACGTCAAAAAAACAAAAAACAAAAAATATGAATGGTTATTTTCTGATGAAAAAAATTGATGCGTTAGAGCTACGTATCAAAGAACAACAAGAACAAATTGATGCGATTGAAAAGCGATTGAAGCAACGTGAACCAACTGGTAAACGATTTCAACCACCAACGCAAGAACAAGTTGTAGATTATATTTGCAATGACCTGCAAAAGTTATGTGGTGAAGATGCACTGGTGTTTAGTGAAAAGTTTATTGCGCATTACGAAGCGAATGGGTGGAAGGTTGGAAGAAACGCAATGAAAGATTGGAAAGCATCAGTGCGCAAATGGGATATCGAACAATTTAATAAACAAACAAATGCAACAATCAAGAATGGAAAATTCAATTCAACGAATGCCGAACGGATCTACCGTGATGCACAGAATCTCGGATAGAATCACAATTGCAGAACGTCAAAGTGAATTCATCAGCAAACACGATTTACCTACATTCGTTAAGTTATGCGCGAAGTTGTGTGCTATGTATGGTCTACAATTACCCGAAGCACAATTGTTACAACTGCTTAAAGATTTCATCGATAAGCATTACGCGTGGTGTACGTTTGAACACTGGAACATCGCGTTTGAATTAAATGCATCTAACCAGTTAGAAAAAAAAGTAGAACCATTCGGTGCGTTGACCGTTACATTTTTAGGTGATGTTCTAACGATGTACAAACCATTGCGAGACAAAGCGAATTTAGAATGGCAACGCGAAGTGAATGAACAGAAAAAACAATTACAACCAACACCAGTTGTAAGTGAAGAAGATTGGTTGCAGTCATTAAGCGAAGACATTGATTCATTCAAGCAAAAGAAGTTCACGATAATTGATATGCGTGGTTCTATTATGTTGGAATGGTTGGAAACAAGCGGAAGAATTGCACACGATTTTTTTACTGATGAAGAATACAAGTTAGCCAAACGCAATGCAAAACAAATTGTGTTTGCTGATTTGCAAATGTCACAAGCCAAATTCGATAGAATGGTTGAAGGTAAAAAAGAAAAGGTGCGCGATTACATTCGTGTTCAAGGTCTTCGTGAATTGTATAAATTATATTTAGCAAAGCAATGAATCACGGATCGTTATTTAGCGGAATCGGTGGCTTTGATTTAGCCGCTGAATGGATGGGTTGGAACAATACATTCCATTGTGAATGGATGCCTTTCCCACGCAAAGTTTTAAGTCATTATTTTCCAAATTCAATTAGTTATGAAGACATTACAAAAACAGATTTCTCTATTCACAAAGGAACAATTGACATCCTCACAGGTGGATTCCCGTGCCAACCATACTCAAGTGCAGGAAAGCGACTTGGGAAAGATGACGAGCGACATCTCTGGCCGCATATGCTCCGAGCAATTCAAGAGATTGAACCGACCTACGTTGTGGGCGAAAACGTTCGTGGACTTACTAATTGGAATGGGGGAGTGGTCTTCGAAGAAGTGTGCGCTGACTTGGAAAATCAAGGGTACGAAGTACAACCGATACTATTGCCAGCTTGTGCCGTCGGTGCGCCCCATAGAAGAGATAGAATATGGTTTGTCGCATACAATGCTTCCTACTCCAACCTGTATGGACAGCACGAATGCGAGTGCGACAATGAAGAGCAGTCAAGTGAAAGAAGGTTCAATGCATTCAATGACATTAACGAGAATGTTGAGTATTGGACTTCTGCATACACCAAGAACATCAGACAAAAATATGCATTGGAAAACGGAGAACTGGAAAGGAGACGATTTAGGCAGTCAAATAAACGAGGCTTTTGGAACGCGTTCCCATCTCAATCCCCGATTTGTGGCGGAGATGATGGGCTTCCCGTCAAACTGGACGGAATTACCTTTTCTAAATGGAGACAAGAATCAATAAAAGGCTATGGCAATGCTATTGTTCCACAGGTTGCTTATGAAATTTTTAAGGTAATTGCTGAAATAGATAGGTTACAAAAATTATAGTCAAGTTTATTTTATGACATACCAACCAACATATCTTGATAGACAAAAAGAAGCGTTGTTGTATTTAGCAATTGACTCACCAGTTGAACAAGTGTTGTATGGTGGTGGTGCAGGTGGTGGTAAAACAAGGTTCGGTTGTATGTGGCAAATTCAAAGACGATTGAAGTATGCAGGCACACGTTCTTTAATTGGTCGAAGCAAATTAGATACGCTCAAAAAAACAACGCTCAATACATTCTTTGAAACGTGCGCAGATTTTGGTTTACTTGCTGATAAGCATTATACGTATAATGGTCAAACGAATGTGATTACATTTTTTAATGGAAGTGAAATTGTATTAAAAGATTTGTTTGCATACCCATCAAATCCAAATTTCGATTCATTAGGGTCGCTTGAAATCACAGATTACTTTATTGATGAAGTCGCTGAAGTAACTGAAAAAGCAGTTAACATTGTTCATTCAAGATGCAGATACAAGTTGAATGAATTCAATTTAATTCCTAAAGGTTTCTTGTCTTGCAATCCATCGAAAGGTTGGTTGTATAATGAATTTTATTTGAAGTACAAGAACAACGAATTACCAGTTCATCGTGCATTTGTTCAAGCATTGCCAACTGATAATCCGCATTTACCACAAGCATACATTGAATCTTTAAGACGATTGCCCGAATACGATAGAAAACGATTGTTAGAAGGCAACTGGGAATTCGATGACGATTCAGATAAGTTATTTGCAACTGATAATTTACTGCGAATGTTCCGCAATGAATTACTTGATGGAACAAAATACATAACATCAGACATTGCGCGATTCGGTAAAGACAGAACAATCATTTGCGTGTGGAATGGTTTAACACTTATTGAATTAAAAATGCTACATAAAGCAAGTATTGATGAAGTAGTGAATGAAATTCGCAACACAGCAAAAAATCACAACGTGTTATTGCAAAATGTAGTGTGCGATGAAGATGGTGTTGGTGGTGGTGTTGTGGATTATTTGAAATGCAGAGGTTTTGTCAATGGATCAAAAGCAAAGCAGCCACAATATCAAAATCTAAAATCAGAATGTTATTATACACTCGCGCAGTACATCGAAGAAAACAAGTTGACGATTTTAGTTAATGACAAAAAAGAACAAATTGTGCGCGAACTGGAAATGATTAAACGCCATCGTGCAGATGTCGATGGAAAACTTCAAGTAACACCAAAAGACCAAATCAAATTACGCGAAGGAATTTCACCCGATATAGCTGATGCGATTATGATGCGAATGTTTTTTGAATTGCATAAATCGTATGGTCAATACTTTGTCGGTTAACAAAAATAAACTAAATTCACACAATGAAATACATCTACGAAACAATGGGAATAACGCAAGAACGCGAACGCTTCCTAATCACAATGCTATCGACATTAGTGCAACAACAAAAACAAATTGGTGATATTCTTACTGAATTTCACAAGTCGAAAAATCTAACATCAAAAGAGAAAATGTACTTGTCATTTTGCGCTGGTGCTATACTTGAAAAGAAACACAACGAAGAAAACTAAATGAAAACTTACGATTTTATCCATCCAGTTACTGGTGATGTATTTAGTGTTGAAGGTAAATTGTGTTTTGAAGATAACGGTTTTTGGATTGTAAAAATCAATTCAAAAGTTGTTGCAATTTTCAAAACGGATTATTCATTTATAGTACATTATAAATAAAAAAAAAACAATGCAAACAGACGAAGAAAAATTAAGAGTAATTAACTTGCTGATGTGGTTGCAGGTTGCAATATATGCGTGTGATGAAGTTGAAAACATTAGATGGTTCAACAAACACAGAACGAAGCAATCATTACAAGCGTTAGTGCGCACGATTCTTACAGAACACAACGTTGTTATCAAAGCGTTTTGGGATACTGAAGGTGTGCGAATGGATGAAATCACTTTGATTCTCGATGAACTTACAAAACAAATTGCAAGTTGCCAGTATCACAAACTGCCCGAAGTAACTGAATGGATTGTTAACAACGATTATTTACGCGAAATCTAAAAACTAAAAATTATGAAAAAGAAACTTGGAGAAATTGTAACAATTTACAAAGCAGAAAAAGAAGAACCAAAAAAACAAGTTCGAAAATTGGATTATGCAGTTGGGATTTTGTGTGAATATGGAAACAATGATTGGGTAGTATTTACTTCTGATGGTAGGAGATTTTCATTTGTAGATAAATCTATTGACACATCAAAATTTAAGACAAATCAAGTTGTATACTATTACTTAGACCAGTCAACAATAAAAAATGAAATAGACACCAGAATATATGTAGACCATAAAGGTGAATATAGAGCTTTTATTGTAGATTCAAAAGATGTAAAAAACAAAGTATATAGTTTAGACTGGACATTTAATCAGTTGTGGGTGATTGGTGAGAGAAGCAGTTCTAAATGGGAGATTGTTCGAAAACAAGTTGCTGAAATGTTCCAAGATGAAATAAAAAAAGCATATGAACAAGGACATAAAGACTCTGTTAAAAATGAAAATTATTTCAATGAAACTTTTGGTGATGACTTTAATGAATTAGACTGGACATAACAATGAGTAACAAGAAACAAAGTAGTATTGAATGGTTGGAAGAGCAAATAAAAGATATTTTTTATGTTGCTGAAGCATCTGAAATGAATAAAAAGTTTAAAAGTGTTTATGAACAAGCCAAAGCAATGCACAAGGAGGAGATTGAAGATGCTTGGTTGAATGGAACGAGAGGACAAATGATAGCACCATTCGGTATTAACAGATACAAACCCGAAGCGGAACAATACTACAACGAAACATTTTGATGTAACAATGAGTAAATTATTGGATGAAGTAATTAGTGATTTAAAACACCGTGAATTGAAAGGTGTTGAAACGTATAACACCACGATGGATCGTACTGATTTAACGCAACAAGAATGGTTGCAACATCTTTACGAAGAACTTTTGGATGCTTCGCTTTACACGAAGAAGTTAATTAAGACATTCGATAAATTGAAGTTTAATTTACAAGAAGAAAAAGTAAAAGACCTTCAATAATTGCAACACCAGTTGTAACAAGTAAAACGTCACGTTGACTTTTTTTTTGTTTTGTCAATTTATTATTTGACGATTGCAGATTTTGTTTATCATCTTCTAACAACTTCACTTTTGTTCTGAATTCTTTTTCATTCTGCTCATATTTGTTGATTTGTTTTGACTGCAATTCGATATCTTTTTTTAGCATCACGATTTTTTGTTCGTGAATATCTGATAAGTCACGAAAGTACCGTTCACTCAAAATTAATTTGTTAATCAAAACGTATCGTTCTGTTGGGTTCAAAGTATCGTTGTTCATCCAACTTTTGCAAGTAATAGTACACGCTATCAATTGCGTGTTCGTCAACATTAGTAATACTATTGATGCGATTAAAATCAATGTAGTATTTATTCGTGCGCTCTGCTTTTTTATTATCGATTTCATACAATTGTTTTTGAAGTTCTTGGTGTTGTAATTTGTATTGTTTTAATTCACCTGCGTTTGCATTTAACGTACTATCGATGCGTTGAATTTCTTTTGTGTTATTCATAACTGGTGTTTGTTTTTTATTCAAGATGTACAAAGTGAATGCACACCAAATAAATAAAACTGCAAGTGTTGTATAAATATCTTTCATAACAATCGACCATTGTGAATTCGATAATTCTTAACGTGGAAATCTTTACCATTACCACGTGTGATAATTGCGAAGCCGTGATTATACTTTGAATACGGGTTATAATCGGGTGACAATTCAGATAAGCAACCAACACCCCAACACGTTATTATCTTACCATTAATATCACGTTCTGAATGTTCTGCTGTTTGGTGGTGATGTCCACACATTGCAGTTGCTTTTGCTTTCATATAAAGACCACGTGCAACATTTACTGACGGTATAAATTGCTTTCCGAATTCGTGTCCGTGAAAGATGCTCAAACCACCGACATTCAATTTACTTTTTCCATCGATCCAAATAATTCTGTTCTTGTCGCAATGTGTTAACGTTGGAAAATCGAACGCATCAATGTCAAATAATTCTGGTGCTTTAACTCGCATATAACGCCAATAACGTTCTTCGTGATTGCCTTCTTTGTAATATATATTTGCGT